AGCCGACCAAGCCACCCTTCGGGGTGGTTTTTTGCGCTGGCACGTCCATATCCAGGGGAATATCCTCCCTCCGTTCGCCGGGGGATTGGCCCATTCGGGGAATCGACGGAGAGGGGTCAAATCGGGCCGCCACGCCGCGATCGCCCATGGGGATACCCAACCATACCATCCCTCTCTCAAACCCCGCCACGGGCCTCTAACTAATCCCCCGGAAATACTAATCCGTATTCCCCCCGGATAAATCCTCTCCCTGGCCTCCTATTCCAGCCAATCGCCGCCAATCCTCGCCAATCAAGCCAAACCCATGCGAATCGTGGGAATGCTCGTTGCATGTACCCTACCCCCTTCCTCCCTTCCCTCGGTTGATTCCGTTGCAATTTGGCACGCTCCCCCTGCCCTCCCTCGGTCTCCTTATACTCTCCTCCTCCTTACAATTTTTTTTTTATAACTGAGAATAGAACGAGCGTACGGAAAAGGAGGAACCTGGAGGGAGAGGGAACCTGGAGGGAGAGGGAACCTGGAGGGAATAATCCGGGGGAATAGAAGGAGGGGAAGGGTCGGTAGGGTATGCACAACGAACAACCCCGCGATTGGCATTGAATTTTGAAAACGCCCAGGATGGGCATACACACGAAAGACTGGCCGAAACTCAATTGACGACTGGACCGGAATGGGTGAATATGCATTATTCCGGGGGGAAGTCTACTAGGTCTCCGCCCGATTTGGACAATGACTGACAGGAAGGAGTTTTATCATGGGGGCTGTTGAGCAACGAACGGCGCTGCTTCAGACGATCTGGAGGCGAGCATTTCACGACCCGAAGGGGGAAGTTCGGATTCATTTCAAATCGGCGAAGGAGGCGAAGAAGGTTCGGTTTGACCTTTACAATGCGGTACGAGGGGTGAAGGAAAACCCGACGCTTGATCCGAGATTGAAGGAGGCAGCGGAAGGATGCAGCCTGGCTTTTGACGGGGAATTGACGATTGTAGTTAAGCGGAAGGTTGTCGAGGATTCGCTACTGGAGGTCGCGGAAGCCCTTGGGGTGGACTTGACGGAAGTTCGACCGGCTCCGAAGGATCGGATGGAGGTGGAGGCGAGGGAATCGGCAGACAGGATGCGGAGGTTGATGGAGGAAGCACCGCCCGAATCGCCAGTCACAGCCGCCTCGGGGGTTAATCGCTTCAGGACTCGCGGACCGAACGGGGAGAGGCTTTGATGAACACGATTCATGTGTCGAAGTCAGCTGAAGCTTCCCGCCAATCCATCGCAACAGACGCAAGATTCTGCGCGGCAGCTTCAAGCTATCGTGCGGCGGATCGGGAAACTCAGCTAAGGAAAGCCTGGAAAGCCCTCTGCCAGACGGTGGATGGGATTATTGAAGAACGACTGAAGGAGAAAGGCAATGATTGACCACACGAATAAGCAGTTTGAATCCCTGGCAGGCATGGTTGCGACCGATCCAGTCGTCGAAGCCAACCGGGAACTCCTCCTGCAACGCTCCAGGCTCGGCATTTCCAAGTATGGAGTGACGCTTGCCGGGGCTGGATTGAGCCGGAAGGAAGTTCTCCGACATGCGCTGGAGGAAGCGCTTGATCTGGCGAATTACCTGCAGACGGAGTTGATGGACGACCGCGCATCCCGTCAGGTCGCCAATAAGGCGGAAGTCGAGCCTGTGGCCCATTTGAAGTTCTGGGCGAGCCAGTCGTGGTCAGGGAGCGGCAATCACGATATCGAACACGGCGAAGGACTGGAAGTCTGCAACGCAGGCGAGATCGGCGACGATGGCAAGCCCGCATTCCCTGTCTACGCCACCCCTCCTGCAACTACTGGTGCAAGCACTGCCCCGCGTCCGACTGACGATGATCTGTGGGACGCGACCTTGCGTGACCGTGATGCTTATCACGAGTGGGCCGACAAGCTGGCAGACGCCATCGCCAATCACTTCGGCGTGGACATTGGCGAGCATAGCAACCAGAACTTGCCGTGGGACGAAGCGCTGCAAGCCATCGAGAACGCCGAGCCGGTCGGCGCAAGCACTATACTGACGGATACCCAAATCATACAAGCGTGGGCGTCTGTCGATACTGGTGGTAATGGCCCTGAGCTGGTTGCATTCGGGCGAGCTGTCGAGCGCCTGGTAGTCGCAGCACAAGCCGGTCAGGTAGCGGTGCCGGAAGCCGAAGCCATCCCCGAATGGCTGGCATCCTACGGGGAGGAATCTGCAGCTTACATCCGAGAACTTCAAGAAGCCAGGGCCAAGCCAGTCAAGCTCATGGGTTGCCGGGCTTGCTACGGTTCAGGCGGCAAACGAAATGATCCCTGCCAGGTTTGTGACGGAACTGGAAAGGTGCCAAAATGACAGCCATCTTCATCATTACAGGCATCCTCTTCGCCGGAATCGGCATCGGCTTGGCCATCATCGGGGCTGACCAAGCCTGGAATCACCACGATTCCGATCCATTTGAATGCCTGATTGACCTGGCTGTAGGCGGGATTCTGATCTTCGCCGCATTCACCCTTCTTTCAAAGGCCCTGCCATGAACCAAACTCGCCTGGGATCATTCATCGAAGCCTGGATCAACGTCGCCATTGGCTACGGAATCAACTTCACCGCCAACATGCTGATTTTCCCCCACTTCGGATTCCACATCACAGTGAAGGAAAACCTCATCCTCGGGTTGCTTTACACCGTTATCAGCGTGGCAAGATCATACATTATCCGCCGATGGTTCAATGCGAAGCTGCACAAGCTAGCCCAAACTCTCGCAGGGGACTCGAAATGAGCAAATGGAAGCTCAAACCTCCAGATTCCTTTCCGAAGGAATACCGATTGGCGGTTGAACATTGTATGCACGGGCTGACAGCTTTCGACACGCACCAGTCCGCCGCCATCTTCGCAGGCTATTCCCTCGCCGAAGCCGAATACCACGCCGACAAGTTCCGTTGCTGGCGTTGGTGTATCCGTCAATATCCCCTGCATGACCTCCACACAATCGAACGGGACTTCAACATCAAGCTCCGACGTGTTTGCAGGCATGGATTGTATGAATTGACAGTCACAATCCAGCCCAAACTTTCCAACGACCCACTTCTTGCCGCATTGGAAAAGGATTCGTCGGAAGATTTTGCAGAAATCCGTTGACAGGCTGAGGGTATCCCGGCTAGAATCCATTCATCGAGTCGCCATTCCGGGGCATACCGGCAAGCACCCCACGGTGACATCGAACCCTTAAAATGCCTGCCAAACCAAAGGAAACGATCATGACCGAACAAACCGCAGCAGCCAAAACCACCAAAGCCCCAACCGCAATCGAAACCGTCACCCTGACCGACGGCCGCATCGTTGACTTCGCCGGCAAGCGCAAGCTGCTGAAGGAAAGCTTCATCAAGGACGGCCAAGTCGCCATCCGCCTGGATTTCCGCAACGGTGAAACTCGCACCTTCGCCCTGCCTGCCGACATGCTCAACAAGTTCGCCGCGCACGGTGCGGAGCAGAAACTCGGTGACGAAATCGCCGGCCTGGACGACATCGAAGACGCAGTCATGGCGATCGACGACCTGACCGAGCGCCTGAACAAAGGCGAATGGAACCAGAAGAAGGAATCGGGCGGCATGGCCGGCACTTCCATCCTGGCCCGTGCGCTGGTCGAACACACCGGCAAGACGATGGAAGAAATCAAGAAATTCCTGGGCACCAAAACCCAGGCCGAGAAGGTCGCTCTCCGCGCCAATCCGAAGATCAAGCCGATCGTGGACAAGCTGGAAGCCGAAAAGGCAACCAAGGGCAAGAACGCCGTGGACACGGACAAGCTGCTCGGCGAGCTGGATGGCGGCCAGGATTCGGAACCGACTGCCGAGCAAGCAGCCGACACCGAAGCACATTACGACGGCACCGTCGGCGAAGCTGTCACGGAATAAGTCTTCCCCGCATCACAAGAACCCGCTTCGGCGGGTTTTTTCATTTCAGCCCTCGACTTCCCTTCCGAGCAAGCCATCCCCACAATGGGAACTCACCTTAAGGAGCCAACCATGCAACCTGAAACCACCATCATGCCAAAGCCAGGCGACACCGTCTGGTACTTCGACACCGCAGCCCACTTCGACGAATTCAATCGCGGCAGCGGGATCAAGCCATTCAACGCAACTGTGGAATCCGTCGTCGGTGCCAACTGCGTCAACCTGGACGTCACTGACGAATCCGGCAAGTCTGTTCATCGTTCGGGCATCACTCTCTGGCAACCAGCCGACGAAGGTAAGGGCTTCCCCAACGGTCCGTCGGCTCGCTGGCCTGATGACAAGGTCGGAGAAATGATCCGCAAGAACACGGCGGCGACCGACGAAGCCTCCGACGACCATGAACGGAAAATCCAGCAGCTCCAACAATCCCACGTGACCAACACCGAAGCCACCGTCACGGCACTAAAGCCTGAAGGCACACAAGTGCAATCGGACAAGCCGGCGGATGAACTTGATGGCTCGGCACTTCCAACCAAGCAGGATCAATACCTGCCAGGTGCTGGTCAAGTCGCCCATCCAGGCGAGAAACCAGCGGAAGCTGATGTCAAGTCCGTGGAAGGTTCCACTGATCCAAAAGATCGCGGTGCAGTCGCCAACATGACCCAGGACGAAGCGGCAAACAAAGCTCAAGCCGTGTCTGCAACGGACAAGGGCGCCAGCAACAATCCAGGCAAGCCACTGTAACCTTCCCACCTCCGCCCAGGGTTTCGCAATCCCTTCCTGCCCTGGGCACTTCCTTCCTCGAAGTCTTCTCCGCAATCCTCCCAAATCTGGTATTAATCCCCCCGAAATACGATATAATATTTCCGTGGGATTAATCAATCTCATGTAACCAGTCAACGGAGAATTGACCGATGAGTAAGCAACCAATGGATGAACTTGACCAGCTCCTGGTCGAATCCAAGCAAGCCAAGCAGAAAACGCCGACCTTTTCCGACCTCGACGACCTCCTGGCCGAATCCATCAGCATTCGGGATGAAGCCAAAGCCGTCGGGGACAATCGGGAAAAGCTCAAGCGGCAGAACCTGAAGCCGGATGAACGTGCTGAAATCGAAGCCAAGGTCCGGGAATGGGAGGCAAGGAATCTCTGGACTCCAGTGGCCGTGGTCGCTGTCTTCGAGCGTGTCATGTGTTCGTGCGGATACTTCACCGATGCATTCTCTCACATGATGCATAAGCAGGTGCATAAGCATCAAAAGCAAACCACCCGCCTGATCCGGGATGATGAAGTCCCAGGCAATCTTCCCCGGATCGTTGCACGCCAGGTAGCTGAGGTTGAAATCTGCGCCGAATGCGCCGATTCCAAAGGCTGGAATCTTAACGAAGCGGAGGAAATCGAATGGCAAGCACCGAAATTCAAATGATGGTTAGCCTGGATGACCTGGGAGAGCTTCTGCGGGCAATGGCTGATGCCGCAAGTGGTGACACTGACGAAATCGAACACATGCTTGAATGCAGGGATTCCGAATGCAATCCGTTCATGCGCCTGCTCGCAGCCTACAACGCCAATGCTGTTTTGTTGAAAGCAGCTCATGGCCAGCCACTCGGAGGTCAGCTATGAAACCTCACATCCGCTTAGAACCTCTCCACGGGGGCAGCTTCATGCAGCATTTCCGTTGGCGTGCTGAGTACGCCGGCCTGATCATCTACGGATCAACCGCCACTGAAGCCTACAAACGTCTTTCAGCCTACGTCAGGCAATGCGGCCATGCGCTTCCTTCCTAACCCCAAACGAACCTTTTCCCAACCCTTACAGGAGATTTCACTATGTCCCGAGGCAGACCTGCCAAAGCAATCCCGTCCGTTGAAAAGACAATCTCGATCCCTTCGGACGTCGTCGCGCGGATCGATCTGGAGCTTCATTCAGCGCTGCTGGGCAAAGTTCCTCATGGTGCGTGGGCATCCCTGGTGACGGAGCTTCTCCGCCAGCACCTCAACAAACTTCAACCACAAGGTAGTGAATAATGGCCTTCAAACCCTTCAACCCTTCCTCCATGCTCGGCAAGCTGGAAGCCTCTATGCAACCTCGCGAGCAGGTGAAAGATGGTCCCATCACTCAGAAAGTCACCACGGCATTCCCCCTCAATTCTGACCAGCAAGCGGTCGTCGCTTCAATGGTCAACTTCCTCGACCGGCCAACCCAGGATTTCTTCGTCCTGGAAGGTCCAGCCGGGACTGGCAAAACCTTCTGCATTAAGGACCTCATCAACAAGATTCGCGGCCGGCTCGTCTTCACAGCGCCGACGAACAAGGCGACCAAGGTTCTTCGGGAGTCTGTTACTACGGATGATTACAAGCCCGAATGCCGGACCATATACAGTCTCCTGGGACTTAAACTTGAACCAAATGGTGAGATTAAAGAACTTGCCGTGCCAGAAGACCCAATTGACCTCAGCCGATTCCTGGCTGTCGTGGTTGACGAAGGTTCGATGGTGAATCAGAAGGTGATGAAGTACATTCGGGAAGCAGCGGAGACTCAGAATGTGCAATTCATCTTCATGGGGGATCGGTTTCAGCTTCGTCCGGTCGGAGAGAAGACTTCCCCGATCTGGCTAATCGACGCCGCCCGTGGTAAGCTGGAAAAGGTCATGCGGCATGACAACCAAATCCTGGCGTTGGTGACTCGCATTCGGGGGCTGATGAATCATCCCTGCCCGACCGTCCGTATCCTTTCGGACAATGACGGCTTGGAAGGGGTTTGGGCGATGACGCAGCGGGAATTCACTGACAAGATTCGTGAACGGGCACGAGCAGGTGATTTCTCCAAACCAAACGGAGCGAAGGCAGTTGCCTGGCGCAACGTCACTGTCGACACCCTCAACCGGATCATCCGGGCAGAAATCTTCGATGCCACGCATGGATTCTGGGCGGTTGGGGATCGGCTGACAATGCTCGCACCGGCAAACGATCACGAAGGCGATCCGATCGCACACACGGATGATGAAGGCACCGTCACGGCTGTCACTGAAACCTGGCATCCGATGTATGGGGAATATTACTGCTATGCAGTCAACGTCACCTTCGATGACAATCGGACTTCCACAATTTGGCTGCTCCATCCAAACAGCCAGGCGGAATACGAACGGGAAATCGGTCGTCGGGCAGCCATGGCCAGGGAGAATCGGAAACTCTGGGGGAGCTATTGGGAGCTGAAAGACGCCTTCCATTCCGCCCGCCATGCCTATGCGATCACAGCTCACCGTGCGCAAGGTTCGACCTACGAGACAGCCTTCGTCGATTACCGGGACATCCTCCTCAACAGGGACCGGCATGAAGCATTGCAATGTCTGTACGTGGCCTGCTCCCGTCCCAAGAAACAGCTTTTCGTTGCGTAAGTTATCCCCCGGAGATATTGCCGGAAATTTCAATCCGTGGTATGATTACACACAATCGAAACTGAAAAGGAAATAGTATGAATTCGGAAATTCACGCTCGCTTGGACATTCTCCGCCAGAAGTCCCGCGACAACACCATCACCATGGAGGAAGTCAAGGAATCCATGATCCTCATGCGGGAAGGTCGGATTGCTGCGGCAGGAACAAGCGCAGCGAGCAAAGCTCGGAAGTCCACGGCGGCAGCGAAGAAAGCCCCGATTAATTCGGATGATCTCCTGTCTGAACTAGGAGGTCTGTAATGAAACGGGATTATGCTGCTGAAGGCTTGTACCTCTTCCGCGTCAAGCTCATGTTTTCCTGCGGCGTGGCTTATACGGGCTCAGCATGGGCGGCGACTTGGAACCAAGCTGTAGCCATGTGCAACACTGACGCCCATATGATGTCAGTGAATGCTTATCCATCCGGTGAGCTGATCGCGCAAACGGCAATTAAAGTATCTTAACCGAAGGCAGAGCCTTCATAATCAAAGGGGAATACCATGGCACGTAAAACTATCCTTCAGTTGACTGAAGAAAACGCAATGTTGGCATCGGCTAATGAGCATCTGAAGGAAGGCATTCGTCAACGCGATCAGGACTTCATCACGCTGGAAAAGAGCTACGAAAAAGTCCTGGCTGATGCAGCGAAACTGGAAACCAAGCTCGTCGACTCGGGCGAAACCAACAAGGAACTGGCCGATGCCATGGCCAAACTCCAGAAGGATCATGACAGCCACAAATCCATGCGCGAACACTACAGCCGCGAGCACGACAAAGCCGTGGCTGAAATCGAATCCGTCCATGCGGTTCTCGACAGTGTTGAAGGTGGGCCTGCCCGTACCTACGAACTGAACGAATACAATCGCGATGTCAAGCGTTCAACCGTCACCCGCCTGGCCGGCGCTTTCCTCGCCATCGTTCGCAAGTAACCAATCGGGGGTTCGCCCCCTTCAACGGAGATTGAACAGTATGCAAACCAAGCCAATGTTCCCCCACACAATCGACAGCACCATCCTCGCTGCCTTCCGTTCGTGCCCGCAGAAGATGTTCCGTACCTACATTCAGCACTGGAAACCTCAGACGGAATCCGTCCACCTCGTTGCCGGCGGAGCTTTCGCCAAGGGCATCGAAGCAGCTCGCCGGGCATTCTACGAGGGGGAAATCTCCGTCCCGACCGTATCATATGGCCCCACGGAGGCATTCCCCGACGTCCCACACGGTGAACGGCACGTGGATTGGTCCGTGGTCAATGACCCCTCAGCTATTGGCGACCGTGGCAATGCTGAAGCCGTCGGCGTGAACTGCCTCCTGGCCGCATACGGGGATTTCGAATGTCCGCCAGAATCGGCCAAATCCCTCGCACGGACAGCTGGGGCGCTGGAATACTATTTCACCGAATATCCCCTGGGCGACGACGGGACCAACCCGATCATCCTTCCGAATGGCAAGCGCGGAATCGAATTCTCATTCGCCCATCCCCTGGACGTCAACCATCCGGTGACTGGAATGCCATTGCTCTACACCGGCCGGTCAGACATGATCGCGGAATTCGCGCATGGCGTCTACATCTTCGATGAGAAGACAACCAGCCAACTCGGGGCTTCCTGGTCCCGGCAATGGGAAATGCGCAGCCAATTCACCGGCTATGCCTGGGCCGCTCAGCAGGACAACATCCGCACTGATGGTGCAATCGTGCGTGGTGTCAGCATCCTCAAAACCAAGTATGACACTCAGCAAGCGATCACCTATCGCGGGAAGTGGGAAATCGAACGCTGGTATGAACAGGTCATGCGGGATTTGAAGCGCATGATCCAATGCTGGGAAGATGGCTGGTGGGATTACAACATGGATACGGCTTGCGGGGAATATGGCGGGTGTAGTCTTGTCTCCGCCTGCAAATCCCAGGACCCGCAGTCTTATTTCGAGACTTACTTCGAGCAACGTGTCTGGGACCCTTTGGCAAGGAAACAGATCACGCTGGATGAATGGCATGAGCTTTGGGGGCATAAAGTCATTCCGATTACCGCCGAATAATCCACCGGAAATATTCCCTCGTATTCCGGGGGGATTAATCAACCCCTCTGAGGATTGAAATGCTCTACCCCACTTCCTACATGGTCGAAGGTCGAATCCTCGCCAGCACCGAGATTGAGGCCGACCATTCTCCGCGCTCCATCGCCTACATCTGCACAACCTGCGGCAACGTGTGGGGCCGGGTCATCGTCAACGATCCCGAAGGCTTGCAAGTATGGGAGGCAGAGCCATCGCCATGTGCTCGACACCTGCATCGGGGAGTGGTAGATTACGGACGAATCCCAGGATCATTCCTATTCGGCAAGGGGAACTTCCGAAAACAAGATCTTCGCGTCACAGCCTGGGGCAGGGCAATCGAACACCTGCCCGAGGAAGTTTTGAAGTATGAGTTCGATATCACAATGAAGCACTTTGAAAGGATGGAAAATGACTCGCAAGAAAGCTGAAATCGAAGCAGCGGACCAAGCCGCTGAACAACTCCTCCACATGGAGCGCGTCAACCGCATCGGCTACGGCCTGGAAGTCCTCAAGGGCAACCTGATGCAAACCCTCGGCATGACCGGCGACCTGATCAACGAACAGATGGTTGCCCAGGGTTTCTGGCAATCCGACAACACCGGCGAGAAGATCGCGCTGATGCACTCAGAACTGTCGGAAGCGCTGGAAGCCGATCGCAAGGACTTGACCTCGGATAAAATCCCTGACTTCTCCGGTATCGAAGAAGAGCTGGCCGACACCGTGATCCGCATTCTGGATTTCGCAGCCTTCCACGAACTCCGCCTCGGTGAAGCAATCGTGACCAAGATGCATTACAACCTGTCCCGTGCGAAGATGCACGGTAAGAAGTACTAATCCAACCGGGAGGTTCGCCTCCCATTTCAGGAGTGACAATGAGCACTGAAGCACAAGCAACGCCATCCACCGACAACCTCGAACTCGCAGGAGTGAATGTAGTTCTCATGGGCCCAGCAGGCTCGGGCAAAACCCACGCCATCGGCACCTTGGTAGAATCCGGCATCGAAGTCTTCTACCTCGCGCTGGAACCTGGCCTGGAATCCCTCATCGGCTACTTCCGTGACAAGGGGAAGGAGATTCCTGAAAACCTCCACTGGCACGCCTTGCAAGCGCCGAAGGCTTCCTTCACCGACATGATTGATTCGGCAACGAAGATCAACACACTGTCGCTGGAAAGCTTGGCAAAAATGGCCGATCCGAAGCGGTCGAATCACAACCAGTTTATCTCCCTTCTCGGAGCGCTGAATGACTTCCCTGATGATAGAACCGGCCAGAAATATGGCTCAGTTGCTGAGTGGACACCCAAGCGTGCGTTGGTCGTCGACGGCCTCGCAGGACTTGGGCGCGCAGCCATGGCTCTCGTTGTTGGTGGCAAACCCGTCAAGTCGCAATCCGATTGGGGCATCGCCCAGGATCAAGTGGAAAAACTCCTTCGGATGCTCTGTGATAATTGCCCCTGCCACTTCTTCCTCCTCGCCCATGTCGAGCGTGAAAAAGACGAAGTCCTCGGTGGAATCAAGCTGATGGTCTCAACCCTCGGAGCTAAGCTCGCACCGAAAATCCCTGCCATGTTCTCCGACGTCGTCCTCACAGTCCGCCAGGGCGACAAGTTCATGTGGGACACGGCCAATACCCAAGCTGACCTCAAAACCCGCAACCTCCCGATCAAGTCCGACCTCAATCCGAACTTCGGCCAGATCATCAGCAAGTGGAAGCTGCGGGGTGGTAAGGCATGAAACGCGGCCCAACGGTGGAACGCCTCTGGGAATACGCAGTCAGGATGATTCTCTGGCTGTGCAAGGTGATTGCGATTGGCGTCGTCATCGCCTTCCTCCTCCTCCACGCTATCGACAAATGGAGCTGACATGTCCGGCAAGAAAATCGAAGATCACTATTCCGACGGCCAGGAATTTGAAGACATCCTCTTGGCTGCTGAAGATGCCTGCGAATTCCACTCCCAACGCGAGCTTTGCAATCGCCTCCGTCGCTCATGGGATCAGTACGGCATGATCGGATTCCTCTCCGATTCGGAAAACAAGCGCCTGCGCGAAATCGCAGGGATTGGCAACGATTGAAAAGTCTTCTCGAATGGTAGTTGACGGCCGACAACCATTGCGAGAAAATACAATCCTCAACCAGCGATCCGAGGCTGCGGGGTAGCCCGAACATCGGAACCTTAAACCAAACCTTACCTTAATGGAGTCTCAAATGTTTGATGCACAAAGTTTCCTCGACATGCAAATCGCTGATGCCAACTCGACCGCGACCATCCCGGTTCCAGTCGGCGAATATGCAGCCATCATCGACAAGATCAACGTTCGCCAGTGGACCAAGAAAGACGATCCAACTATTTCGGGCCTGACCCTGGAAGTCTTCTGGAACGTGGACGATCAGCAGGTCAAGGAACTCCTGGGCCGTGACAAAGTCTCGGTCAAACAAGGCGTCATGCTCGACATCACGGAAGAAGGCGGTCTGGACATGGGCAAGGGCCGCAACGTCGGCTTGGGCAAACTCCGCCAAGCTCTCGGCCTGAACGAACCGGGCGTGGCCTTCTCGTTCAATCAGCTCCCAGGTCAATACGCCAAAGTCTCGGTCAAGCATCGTATCGACGGCGAAAACATCTACCCTGAAGTCGGCACCGTCGTCAAAGCCTAACCCAAGCCGGCGATAGCTCGCCGCACGTAAAGCTGGATCGCGTAAGAATCCAGCACCATCAGGTGGTCAGCTTCCCCTCCATCCTCAGCCTGTTCAATCTCCGTTGAATATCCGCGAGTTGAGGCTGACCACCTGATGATTCCATCCAGCGGGCTTCGGCCCGTTTTACCTTCATGAAAGCCAATTGGCCATGAAACCTCAAGACACCTCGCCAATCGGCATTAGCTTCACCGGGTCATATCCGTACCCATCCACCCACGCCGCGCCTCATGGCGACCCCAATCCGGCCACGGAAATTGACTCTCTTCCCCGGCCAATCCCCCGCAATCCATCCATTCAAGAGGAAGCTTCCCTTATGTCTCGTATCGCCCACTTCGACCGCATCACCATCCTGGAAAATCGCCAGCGCCAGGAATTTGAACCCAACGCAATGCAGGAACTCTACCAATCCATCGAAAAGAATGGCTTGATGCACGCGCCGGTCATGCGTGTCTGGAACGACCAGCTAGTCCTGGTGGCTGGCGAACGTCGCCTCAAAACCCTGCAGGATATGTGGGCTTTGGGCGCGGAGGTTCGCTACAACGGGCAGGTGATCTCTCCGAATCATGTTCCGTACACCACGCTTGGGGAGCTCTCAGAGCTGGAAGCTGAGGAAGCCGAGCTGGACGAAAACCTCAAGCGGAAGGACCTCACGTGGCAGGAACAAGCGGCTGCGGTTGATAGGCTGATGAAACTGCGGCAGAAGCAGCACACGCAAAAGGTTGAGCGCGTGGTAGAAGAAGTGCAGGCTGATATGCCTGACGCGGCGCCACAAGTAAAGACCGATGCCGTCGCCACTCTCCTGGCCTCCATGGAAGCTGCCCCTCCAACCGCCGCTTCCATCGCCCGGGAACTCAAGCCAGAATCCACCCGTGGCAAGTCCGACGGTGAACTTGGCGGCATCGCCGATTCGGTCCGTCGTCAGCTCATCGTCGCCCAACACCTCAGCAATCCTGCCGTTGCCAAAGCCAAAACCACGGACGAAGCCTTCAAAATCCTCGTCAAGCAGGAACAATCGGCCAAGAACAATGCCCTGGCCCTCTCCGTCGGCGCAACGTTCAATGCTTCTGTCCACAAAGCCTTCAACATCAATTGCCTGGATTGGATGAATGAACCGGCCAACCACGGTTCGATCGACGTCATCCTGACCGATCCTCCCTATGGCATGGGGGCAGATAACTTCGGCGATGGCGCTGGCCGCTTGTCCGGTATCGAACATCACTATGATGACAGCTACGAATCCTGGCAAGAGTTGATGCGGAAATGGTGCCCGTTGTCCTTCAAGGTCGCCAAAGTCCAGGCCCATGCCTACCTCTTCTGCGATATCGACCGCTACCACGAACTCAAGCAGATGATGCAGGAAGCTGGCTGGTATGTCTTCCGCACTCCCCTGATCGTCCACAAGATGAATTCCGGCCGCGTACCTCTCCCTGATCGTGGGCCTCGTCGCCAGTACGAAATCATCCTCTATGCGATCAAGGGAAACATGCCAGTCACGCACATCTACCCTGACGTCCTGGCATCCCAAGCCGACGAGAATATGTCCCATGGCGCGCAGAAACCTGTCATGGTCTATCAAAACTTGCTCCAGCGTTCGGTCCGTCCGGGGATGAAGGTTGCGGATTTCTTCTCCGGCTCGGGCACAATCTTCCCTGCCTGCCACACGATGAAGGTCGCTGCCATGGGATTTGAAATGAATCCTGAATACTACGGCATGGGGTTGAAGCGGCTGCAGGATTTGGAGATTACGGATGCACTCGGGGCGTAAGCCTAAAATCCCTAAAAAGGCCTATCTCTGTTATGATGGGCCTTTTATGGGTCAGACCCTTTACCTCTCCACGACGCCAACTCTGTATATGCGAACACTGCATTACCATGGCCGATATGAGAGAATGCACCCTACCTCATCAATTTTAACCTGGAAATCCAAATGACCCGACCAACCGGCCCTTGTCCAGCCCGCATCATGATCCTCGGGGAGGCCCCTGGTGAACAGGAAGTCCTTCGCGGTGAGCCGTTCTGCGGCTATGCTGGCCAGGAACTCAGCAACATGCTTAAAGACGCGGGCATCATGCGCTCGTCCTGCTTTGTTACCAACGTCATTCGCGTTCAGCCTCCAGGCAACGACCTTTCCGCCTTCATTCCGTCGAAGAAATCCGACATCACCCCTCTCCATGTCAATGTCCAGGGGAAGTTCGTCCTCCCGATAGTCCGCGATGGCCTGGAAATGCTCAAGCGGGAAATTGAAATGTGCCGACCGAATGTCATCCTGGCCTTCGGCAATGTCTCCCTGTGGGCACTCACCGGCAAGTGGGGGATCACTTCCTGGCGTGGTTCAGTCCTCGAATGCAACCTCGACCTCGCCCTGGATTACAAGCCAAAAGTCGTGCCTGTTTACCATCCTTCCATGATCCTTCGTCAGTGGTCATGGCGTCCGATTGCAGTCCATGATATTAAGCGTGCGGCAACTCAATCGAAGTTCCCGGAATTAATCCGCCCGGAATATTCGTTCGTATTCCGCCCGGATTATTCAACGGCCGAAACTGTGCTGAAGCAGCTCCTCAACGAAGCGGATCGTCGGTATCGCCAGCCAACTGGCCCAGGCCTCGAACGCATTGGTCCTGATGATCCCCGCTTGAAGCTCTCCGTCGATATCGAAACTCGCGCCGGGCACATCGCCTGTATCGGAATCGCTTGGTCCAAGAAGGACGCCCTCTGCATCCCTCTCATGTGTGTGGAACGGCCAGCCGGCTATTGGTCCGAGGAAGAAGAACTCCAGCTCCACCTCCTGATGAAGCGCCTCCTAACCCACCAGGGGGTTGAAGTCGTCGGTCAGAACTTCGCCTACGATGCCCAGTATTTCGAGCGCTGGCTTCTCTACACTCCTCGCTTGGTCCGCGACACCATGCTCGCTCAGCATTCCATGTTTTCCAACATGCAGAAAGGTCTCGATTTCCTTTCCTCCATGTACTGTGAGCATCACGAATACTGGAAAGATGAAGGCAAGGAATGGGACCCGAAGAAGCACGACGAGGACCAGTACTGGCAATACAACTGCAAGGATGCCGTAATCACCTTCGAGGTGGATGAAACCGAGCAAAAGGCAATTCAGTCCCTCGCTGCATCCGGCTGGTCCAAGCTCCCCGAAGTCGAAGCTTTCCAGCAAAAACTCTTCTGGCCAGTCCTCGACACCATGAATGCTGGCATCCGGGCTGACATCAAAACTCGCTCTCAAATGGCTGCCATGCTCTTCGAAGAAATCTCCAAGCGCGAGCAATGGCTGATCGACGTCCTGGGTTTCCCAGTCAACATCAAATCCCCTCTCCAAATGAAAGACCTGTTCTATGGCATCCTTAAACAAAAGCCAATCCTGGGCCGTGCTTCTGGTACGCCGTCTTGTGATGACGAGTCCATGCGTAAGCTCGCTGAACGAGAGCCTCTCCTCAAGCCCATCGTCCGGAAAATATCCGAGCTGCGTAGTCTTGGCGTCTTCCTCAGCACGTTTGTCAACGCACCTCTCGACGTTGATGGACGTTTGCGCTGCTCTTTCAATATCGCTGGCACTGAAACCTACCGATTTGCTTCGAAAAAGAATGCCTTCGGAAGCGGACTCAACATGCAGAATATCCCTAAGGGCAGTGAGAGTGACGACGGAGAAGACGCCCTTGATCTACCTAATGTGCGAAGTCTCTTCCAGCCCGATCCCGGAAAAACCTTCTTCGACATCGATCTGGACTCCGCCGACCTTCGGATCGTAGCATGGGAGGCTGAAATCAGTGAGATGAAGGCCATGCTCGCGGAAGGGAAGAAGGTGTATGTGGAGGTGATGAAGGAATATTACAAAAACCCTTCCATGACCAAGCACGATCGGGAATACAAACTTTTCAAAGGCCTCTGCCATGGCACACATTACCTTGGCTCGTCGAAAGGTCTGGCTGAGCGCCTCGGTCTTGGGGTGCATGAAGTCGACGTCATCCAGAAATGGTACTTCGGCAAATTCCCTAACCTTAAAAAGTGGCACAACGAACTCAAAGATCAGGTACTCAAGCGTCGCATGGTCGAGAATATTTTTGGTTATCGCCAATACTTTTTTGATCGTATCGAAGGCACCATCTTCAACCAAGCAGTTGCCTGGATTCCTCAATCCACCGTCGGATGCCTGATCAACCGCGCCTACATGAATATCCATGAAAATCATAAAGACATCCAGGTCCTCCTTCAAGTCCACGACTCCTTGGCCGGACAGTTCGACACAAGCCTCGGTGATGACGCTATTCGCCGTATCGTGGATTCAGCTCAAATTGCCCTCCCTTACGATGATCCCTGCATCATCCCGGTCGGGGTGGTCACTTCCACGAAATCCTGGGGCGAATGCGGCTGAGGAGTAGCTGATGTCAGATCGTAATTTTCCAGATTGGATCACCGCATTCATGGATTATGCAAGTTTCGGAGAGGCCCCCCGGCACATGTATTTCTGGACTGCGGTTTCGACAGTGGCAGGAGCGTTGCGCAGGAGAGTTTGGATTGACCAAGCATATTTCAAGTGGTATCCGAATTTCTACGTTGTCCTGGTGGCACCTCCAGGGATTGTCTCCAAGTCCACCACCTGCGGCATCGGCATGGATATCCTGAAAAAGGTCCCTGGTGTTCACATGGGGCCAGCCGTCGTCACCATGCAATCCCTGCTCACTGACATGGCAGGCATCTATGAGGAGTACAAGGACCGGAACGATGATTACATCCCCATGTCAGCCATGACCATTGAATCCTCGGAATTCGGCAACCTGCTCAATCCGCAGGATAAGGACATGGTTGATATGCTGGTCAATCTCTGGGATTCGAAGCAAGGCGCGCTTGAAAAATCCACCAAGCATTCCGGCAAGGACACCGTTGTCAACCCTTGGCTCAACATCATCGCATGTACCACTCCAGCATGGATCGCGGGGAATTTCCCTGAATACATGATCGGCGGAGGTTTTACTTCCCGCTGTGTGTTCGTCTATGCGGAGGAGAAGGCCAAGTATGTCGCCTATCCCGGCCTCGATGTGCCAGAAAACATTGAGCAGCGACGGGAAGCCCTGGTCGAAGACCTCATCCGAATTTCAGCCATGGAAGGTAAGTTCACGCTCACACCTTCCGCAATCACCTGGGGGACTGAATGGTATAAAAAACTATGGCGAGAACGCCCGGCCAATCTAGACGACGCAAGGTTCGGAGGTTACTTCGCACGCAAACAATCCCACCTCCACAAACTCTGCATGGTCCTGTCGGCGTCAGAATCCAACCGTATGCTCATCACGGACGAACACATGACCATCGCCGACAACATGCTGTCCGATCTCGAACCTGACATGGCAATGGTATTCTCGAAGATCGGCAAGGCTGAATCCTCAGTCCATATTGATCGGATGGTGGAAATGGTCAGGAGAAGTGGGGGGATGTCATACGTGGACTTGTACAAACTCGTCCATGCATACTTCCCCTCCAACAGGGATTTTGAAGATATCCTCTCGGGGTGTATCCGAGCAGGGCTATTACGAATGCAGAAGGATTCCTCTGGCGATCGAATCCTTCCCGGCCGTTAAACGTTCATTTCAAAGTGGGGCATGTCCACGAAACTTTTGAAGTTTCCGCCCCACCGATTCAGTGGATGCAGGCTCTCCCAATAAGCTCCGATCGGGGCAAGCTTCTGGCGATCATAGATCAACTTTCCGTCCTGGATGAAGTTGAGGTCGATCGCCACTTTTTTCAAGTGCTTCGAATCCATCGTTCGAGACTTCCCTTGCTTTACATACAGGGTTTGCTGCTCGACAGTCCGCTGCAACTCCCCACCGGTTACTTTAAATCCCAAGCTTGTGGCATAGGGTACAAGTTTGCAAACATTCAAAAGGAATGCTGCTTGATCGTCTGAAAGGCTCATTGTGATATCACCGTTAAGGTTGGTTTAATAGGGGTGAGGGAATCCTCAGCAGCATCGGCCACTTTGTCAGAGAGTGCAGTCATTTATTCCTCGGCTGGTGCGGTGTAGTTGAGGGTGATGGTCATTGGTTAGGTTCCCGTAGGTGTGCGCAACTCGACCCAATCTGTATTCAGCACATGCTCGGAGCCGGTCCTAATGCGCAGCCAGCCAGAAACTGCGTACTTGTCCGGGGAAGTGCCGGAAATGATCGGAAGGCAAGCTCGAATCACATGACCGTAGACATAGGTTCCTGCTGTCGGCATGGCCGATGAAGTCACGCGCGGGACCGTCACGGCGGCTTCAAACGTCGCGCTGGACGGGTCGCCGTCGATAATGATGCAGGTGAATGTAGGCGAAGAAGGCACGTAGCGCACACCTCGGTTTGTCGCAGAGCCATCCAGCCCGATACCGCCGTTTGGCTGGAAATAGACATAGTTGGCATCAATGACCATCGGCCCACCGCCGCCAAGGAATACGCGGCTCAAATTGCGGAAATGGTTGCCTCGCATCACGCCGCTGTAGATGCGCGAACTGAGCGAGATTGCAGCCAGCGCGTTATCAGATGCCCAGGTGTTATCGGCAGCATGGTCTGCACTGCGGAAGAACGGGTCCAGGTTGAACACGTTATCCAGCAGACTGAGCATCATCGCGCCATTGGTCGTTGCATGGTCTGCGAGAACAGCCACCGGGGCGACCCAGTCGCTGATGATGTTCCGCTCGACAATCGCCGTCGAAATGACGTTGTGGTTCTCTGCCGCGTTACCTGCCGAGAGCCATACAGCCGGGTAATGGTTGACGCCGTTCGCAGAGCCGCCCGTGAAGGTATTGCCGGCGATCCTGACGGCTCGCACAGGCCCGGTAACGAGCACGCCTGTGCAGGCAAAACTCGCATTGGTGATTGCCGGGTCCGCGAATCCAGCCGACGGGGAGCCTGGCCGGTCCAGAATCGTACCGTACCCATAAGACGAGTAGTTCACGCCGCGCGGCAGAGACCAGCCAATGATGTTGTCGTTGATGTGAATGCCGAACGCGCCAATATTCACCTTGGCGGCCGCGTCCACGTCGTTCTCGTAGGCGTAGCCGAACACAGGTGCGGTGTCGCCCGGCTGCGCAGTCAGGGCGGCCTTGCTGCGCGTACGCACGGCGACGGAGATGCAATAGTTCGTCCCGCGATCCCCGAAGGTGTCCATGATGATGTTGCGCGAAATATCAATTGCGAACATCGGCGTATTCCCCTCCGGTAGAGGGCTGGTGCTGGCCACCAAAATCGGGGCGCGGATAGTGCGCTGGAAAGCGTTATCCACCACCTTGGCTACTTTGGCCCCAAGGATCTTGACACCCTGGCACGCTTCAAACGTATTCCCCGACACGATAAATCCAGACCCAACAGGGGAAGTCCTGCCGTCAATGCTGTGCAGAGCCACCGCATCGTCTGCCACGCGGCTGAAATGGTTGCCGATAATGCGGATATTGCGGCTATGTGTGAAGCGCGCGCCATCCCGCTGAATGTCGGTGAAACGACAGCCGATCACCTGTCCATCGACCACGTCCGAGAAGGCAGTTGCCATGTAGCGCAGCCCGCTAAATGTCATGCCCGAAAGAACGCATCCATTGATGCCGGAGCCGACCAGACCCTGGCTCTGGTTCGTTTCGTTGGTGTAGGTCGCCAGCGTGCCGCTGATCTTGAAGTTCTCGAACCGGATGTTCGAGACGTTATTCGCTACCAGAAGGTCCATGCGCGGATTGCTGTCGCGGTCGTCGTGGAATAGGTCGGACGCATCCCCGTCGCCGCTAATGGTGATGTTGGAATACATCGTCAGGTAGGGGCTTGTGTCTGCCTTCCGGTAGCGGCCAGCGGGCAGATGCAGGCTCCCGCCGCCCTTCGCATTTAGGTAGTTCAGTGCGGCCTGAATCGCTGCTGTGTCGTCGGTGACGCCATCGCCCTTAGCTCCGAACTGCTTGACGCTCACGCGCTCGCGCAGCTCGTCCTCAACAGATCGTGGGACGGCGCCAGCACCTTCCTGCACAAAGCCGATCCCCTCAGATCCGCCGGCTGCTGCAAGTTCAGCCTTTCTGGCAACTCCTGTTAATTCCGCAGAAAATCCCTGCACAATTTCAGCCAGTTTGCTCAGTGTAAAGGAAAAGAGGTGATTAGTCCGCATCTTAAACTCCGTAGTAAGATAGACTCACTTCAGGCGTACCTTCCATGGCAATGAAGGTCAGGCCTGGAAGGTCCTGTACGGAATCATATTCCAGCTCTTCACCTTCATACAGTGGGTAGCCAGTTCCAGCTGTTGGCGGTGTCCCATCAGCCCTCCAGCGTACATCCCCTCCAGTGCAGCGAATGATGGCGAAGTTAGTTCCGCGAGGAATCGTGACCAGCTTCGCAGTGGTCAGGTTTGTAAGCTGTTGATACCCTTTCGGGATTGGGGGATTTACCTTAGCCATTGCTGTCGCCCTTCCTTCCTTTTTGAATCTTCATTATGTTTTCGATGGATTTGCCGCCGAAGTAGGCAGTCATGACCAGCATCCCCCACTGACCCAAGAGAGTGACGTAGACTTCCTCGACGTTGAGGTCGAAGGCTGACATCAGGGCCAAAAGGGTGTAGGCGGACAGCAGGTAGATCAGCACAATCGGACGGATGTTGGAAGCCAGGTATTGCCCGGAAGTGGTGTCGGCCTGCCAACGGTCGGTGATATTCCGATCCTCCGCTGCCACTGATTCCAGTTGAGCCGCTTCCTGCCGCATCCCGGCTTCGATCAGCCACTGTTCATGTGCGAATTCCGCTTGGCGAAGTGCTGCCACCTGTTCTGGCGGAAGGTCCTGGCCTATGGAAAGGTCAGGCAACTTCATCCCGATCTTTTCCTCAACCGCTTCCTGACCTTTCTTCAGCACGGCGTTGCCGAGTATCCCCAGGCCGCTTTTCAACAATGCTGCGATAATTGGTGCCATGGCCGCCTCACTTCATCAGCTGATTAGCATACTGATAGCCGGCCACGATGCCGACTGCTAGCAAACCGACCAACCAGAAAAACTTCGAAACGATGGTCTTTCCGACCTCTTCATACATCTTCCCGGTCATCCGGGCAACAGCCTTCGCGGCTGCCTTCTCTGCGATGTAGTCGATTTGGTCTTCGTTCAAGTTGAGTACCTCGCGGCGTTCGCTGTCAAAGGGTCCGATTGGTGGGGTCATGGGTTAGTTCCTATTCTAGCCAGGTGAATGTGAGGGAGCCTCCTGCGGCAACTGACAAATTGTAATTCGTGTTGGGTTGGATAGCAATGTTGTTTCTGACAGCTGTGGAGGCCGGACCGCCGAGACCACCTTCGAATGTTTGCAAAGTCCCGAAGCGTGTGGAAGCTCCTCGGGTGGGATAGGTGCCTGAGCCCGGGATATACACATAGTCATAGTACTGGCAACGATACATATAACTATACACTACGGATTGGGAAAGCGGTATATCCTCTCCGAAGCAGAAATCTGCGGGTACGGGCCCTGGAATTGGTGTGGAAGGCTCTCCAATAACCACATCATCTGGCCGGCCATCCCTTCGACGATACGAAGTGTGAGTGGTGATAGTGTAACCATTCTGCCCAGGACTGCCAGGAGTTCCCGGAGTTCCGGCCCCACCTTTTCCTGTCATGGATTCCAGTTTGAAAACCCCTGCCGGGGACCTCCAGACGGAATTTCCGATTGAAGCAGTGAATGATTTCAACTGCTTGCTACGAGTCAGTTCGAGAAGGAAAAGCATGCTCATCGCACAACCCTTGCCCAGGGGGTTAAACCTGGCTCGGAGCAGATCACCACACGATCCCGGCCGCTGGATTGCCAGGTCACCCCGGTTAAGGCGAAATCAGTGGTTTCAACTCCAGCTGGGGTCAGCCATACGATGCCCGCCCAAGTTGGGGGAAAGAGGCCTGCATTGATCAGGGTGAGCAGCATGACAGTTGTGCGGTCGGCCGGAAATCCACTCACAGCTATCCGGGTTTGCCCTGTGATGTTCAATCGTTGAGATTCCGTTGTTGGACTGTAGACAATTGCAGTTTCCGTCACTGCGCCAGAATTACCCTTGCCAAGATAGGAAACACCCCTACCATCAATCGTGACGAAATCGGCATCCTCGCCATCAGTTTGCAGGAAGAATCCCGCTTTAGCCGGGGTCTGGCCTGGAAGGGTTGTTTGGAGGCTCAGGTTGCGCACCCATTCAAGAGTCGGCACTAGCAATCCATTCGCAGCATCGAAAGCCGGAGAAGCTGTGAGCGACGGAGCCGTAAATACACCCCCGTTAAAAACCTGCCCGTAATTCACCGCATCCCCTGGCTGACTCCCCGCTCCCAGGCCAATGAGCTTTTGCTCATTCCAGTTGATTGCCGTCGTCGGCCGATTCCCGCCATCCTTCAACAACGTCCGGCTTAGTGCCTGCCCCATATCCGCCAGCACATTATTCACCGCCTCCGCTTCAATCGTCGTGTTCGGGATGAAGGGAAATTCAGGGGATGGCAGGATATAGTTACCATTACCGTCGTAAGCCATTTTGTGTCCTTTTATTCCGGGGGAATACTAATTTGTATTTCCGGGGGATTATTGCCCATCACGATCGTCAGTCGCAACCGCATTCGTGCCAAGGAAGGTTGCCACAGCTGTCTGAGCCAATGGACTGGTCGCCGGCACCTTCGCCAATTTCTGCAGCATATCAACGCCTTCTGGGCTTGTCAATAGCCGATCCATTTCCTTATAGGCATCGGCATTGACGCGCTCGGACCAGCGGATCAGGAGGCCGCGAAGAGGTGACCAGGTTGTTTGGCCATTGCGGGTGGCGAGGGTTTGACCCGCCACATCTGAAGCATCTCCAGCGGACAGTCCTTGAACCCTTCCCGGACGACGTGCAGCCATCGAAGTGACTTTCAGGAAATTTTCCATCCCTTTCACGTAAGTCCCGTCCGGCTTACCTTCTGACCGAGCCAAGCCTACGAGCATGTCCCGGAATCCCTGGGCTTTCGTGTCATTCCCCCGGAAAGCTTTTTCCAGATTCCCCGCGATATTCTCGTCAATCCTGTTACCTTTCAATTGAGAAGCAGCCGAAACTTTCCCTGCCATCCAGGATTTCACAGCATCCTGATAGGCGGCAGAACCTGACAAGCCGTCTTCACCAGTAACCCCTCGGAAGGCTTTTTCAAGTTTCAGAATGTCGCTGGATTTGGAACCTGGGACAGTCCCTGCATCGAACACAGAAGTCAGTTTCGATCGAACTGCCTCAGCGTCAGGCATTGCACCACGTTTGCCTGCAATATCCCCAATCACTGATTTCTTCAGCGGATTAACCACTTCATCCGTGATCTGCTTAAAATTGGCGTTAGCTTCCCGCAGAGGTCCGAACTTATCCCCCCAATCGGAGCGAAGTTGCTGTACGATGGAACCGAGAAACTTAGCATCCCCTGCATCCACACCTGGGGTATTCAAGGTAGGAGTTTTCAGCCGGGTGGTTACGTCTTTCAGGATGTTATTCAGCTGATCCGCGTCAGTAATAAATCCCCGCTCACCGTCAATCAGCCGATCACGAAGGTCTAAGATCGCCGCCCCCAAGCCAGTGTTGGGCCGGGAAGCTGCTTCAGAAGTTAGACTACGGTAAGTTTCGGAAACCGCTGATTGCGGCACATTCTTTGTGTTGGCAGCGGCATTCCTGGCAGATTCCAGATCCCGACCAGCATTCGCCACATCAGCCTCGAAACCTTCCATACTCCCGGCTTTGGGAGGCGTGGCGATCGGTCGGCCATTGGCCCCAAGAATCAAGCTTTCGCCCGAATTGAGCGAATTCCTGCCTGCCGCCGAATCAATCTGATCGAGTGCGGCCCTCCCCCTGCCAGGATCATCCAACAAGATACCTGATTTTGTAGCCCCCACACCAGTCGGAATCGCCGTTTCAGGTGTCGGCGGCACCTTTGCGGCTTCGATATCCGCTGCCTGTTTTTGCCGGGCTTTCATAGTCCCCAGACGAGCTTCCGCCATTTGCACAGCCGCGTCAGCCTTCGATTGCAACTTTTCCCGACCTTTCTGAAGGGTGGATTTCCAGGCCTGTCCGCGAGCTGATTTGGCGTTTTCAATCACTCGGGTGGCAGTTTCCTGTGCATTATTCGCGACTACCTGCGGTGCTCGGAGTTGTCCTGGAAGCTGCCGCAGGCCTTCTTCCATACCGATCGCAACTTGATCCGGCTGGTTATTCAACTGCTGTGTGACATTCTTCCCATAACGGCTGTTTGCCAGTGCCTGCACCATCGAATCAATATTCGACGGGCGTTGCATTGCCTGGGAGAGGTTGATTGGAATACCAGCAGCCTGTGCTTGCTGCATATTCCCCTGGGCTTGCTGGAGTTGCTGTGGACTCACACCTTCCAGAGTTTCCCGAGCCAGCGCGGGAGCATTCCCTTTCAGGCTTGTCGCCAGCCCTGTTAAGCCGCCGCCGAGAATCCCCCCACCAATTGCCGCCAGCGGATTATTCCCCGAAAGTTGATTCCCGACCTCCGCGCCGAGTCCAGACGCGCCGCCAATCGCCATTTGCTTGACCGGGGCGGATACCAAACCCGGACCGGGGAATAGCGCCCCGCCTACCCCCGCAGAAATCGATTGTGCGTACCGTTCCGGGGCGGTTTTCGGTTGATACCCCATGCCGGCGACCATGCGCGAAACGTCCCCGACCTTCGGCTGTTTACCACCTGCCGCAGCCACTGCCATGCGGGTTTGAGGATCGTCTGCGAAGGCATCTCCGGCGAGTGTGGCCAATCCGCCGAAACCTTTCGCCAGGCCTGTGCCGATATTTTTGACAGCGTCAATCGCGCCATCGAACATACCAGGTTCTTCAGGAACCTTCCCGCCCATCTTCGCGTATTTGGCAGCGATCTGGGCTTTCGTGGTGCCTTCTGGTGCATCAATGATCGAGCCATCCGGCATTTGAACTTGAATGCGCGCCATTACATATCCTCAAAGCGGATGACTTTCGGGCCCGGTGCGCGTGGAGTCACAGGGGATGGTTTGTTCGGAGCTGGGGTGTAGACATCAGTTCCGAGGTCGAACAGGGCAGGATCGTCTGCCTTGACCGCCTTGGTGAAGGCGGAGTTGGCGTTGCGGAATTGCTGGAGCTGGCGATCGGCCACGTTATTCAGGATGCGATTGATGGTTTTCCGAGCCTGCGGACTCGAAGCCGCCAATGGCAGCATCTTCTTGATTTCCACAGCTTCATCCTTCGTCACACCTTTGTTGCCGCCATATTTCGACACCAAACCTTGCCAGACATCCGTGATGATGGCGTTGTAGGCTTCTGTATTCCCGAGCTTGGTTGGGTCGATTGGTACGCCAGCGACCTGCGCGATGTTGGCAAGGTAGGTGGCAGGAGCGGAGGTTGCATTGGAGTAGATTCCCTGCGAATCCAGGGCTTCGAGTTCCGCCAAGGATTGCTTGAGATTGTTTGCGCCCTGAGCCAAGGTGCCGAGCTCATCCACCTTCGCGCCGGCACCTTTCCAGAAGGTTTCCATGCCAGCTCTCTGTCCGGCGATAGTTGGATTGACACTGACAGAGGTGGAGATTTTCGGAGCGTTGTCGAGCTTTTTCCACTGGCCCGTGGAAGGGTTCTGTTCGTACAGGTCGCCGTTGTGGCTGGCGCGCGTAGGCTTAGCACCACCGAGTTGCACCGTTTCCAGCGTGGAACCGTCATACACCTGCCCGCCAACCTCCTTCAAGTCCCGCTTTGGTTTCCAGGTGGTCGGGTCCTGCTGATTCGCCAGCACCGAAGCCGGGTCACTGATTCCGACCAGATCTTTTGGCTGGAGCTGGTTCTCCGATAGTTTCTTCAGCTCATCCTGCGCATATTTTTGCAGCACTGGATGATTACTCGCCATAGCATCCTGAATAGCTTTCCGTTTGTCAGTTTTGGCGGTCTCTCCGAAAGCCTCCATGCCAGTTTTCAGGTCAGCATTGAACTGTTCTGTCAGCTGCCCCCGATCCCCTTGAAGTTTCTTGTCCATGTGATTACCAGCCGCGAAGTGTAGAGCCGGCATCAGCCCTTGCAGCGCCGACACCCAGCCCTTTTGCCCCGCGACTGCACGAGGCTGCTGAGGGATCAATTGACCAGTCATCATGGCATCGACAAGTTTCTGCCGACGTTCGAGCTGCGCATTCTGCTGATCGTAGTTATAATCTGAAAGTTTAGCCATGTTGAATTCCCCTGAGCTTTACTTGCCGAACAGGCCGTAGCCGAGCATACCCAACGAACCCAGGCTGCCCCACATACCTTGATTGGCTTGAGCCTTCGAATTGGCGGCGTCCACCTGACCTTGGTACGAGTTGTAGATTGACTGCGCGACAGGGGCGGCCCCGACCTGAGTTTGCACCGCTCCCGGAGCTTGCATCTGCGATCCACTCATCAGCGACATCAGCGAGTTAATCATCTGCGTGCGCTGGCCCGAATCTAGGTTGCTCAGAGCCAGTTGCTCGTTGAAGGCATTTCCGCGATTTGCACCTTGCTGAGCCTGCCATTGGAGATTGTTGTTGCTCTGCTGCAGGTCCAAGCCTTTCGAGGCAAGGTCCATTCCCTGGGCTTGCGCGGCTCGATCTCCTGCCGCTCCCTTCAAGCCTTCCATGGCTTGGTACATTCCGGCTTCATCCTTCAGTAATTGGGATTGCGTCAGACGATCGCCAGAAGCAATTCCTGAAGACTGGTCATACAATCCCATGGCTGCCTGAGCTTCCTTTGTCCCAAGCTCTCGAATGTAATTCTGTTCCGAAACGCCTTGCTGACGACCTGCAAGCTCCATGGCAAACTGCTTGCCCATCTCAGTCGTAGAATTCAAAATCGCATCGTTCGTGGCCTGACCGTAGGCATCAGTCCGCCCACGCATCATTTCTTGCAATTCTCGATTGTAGGCTTCCGAGCCTTCTGTGATTCCTTGGTTGGCCAGTCGGCTGCGCATCTCTGCTTCGTAGTTTGCGTACTGAGGGTCAAGTCGACTGGTTGCTTTTTTGTAGTAAGCGTCTTCGACCGCTTTTCGCGTGGCGTCCGAAGCCGTCGGCATTGCCCCAAGTTTGTCATAGTTGAAATCCTGCCCATAGAGTTCGCGGAGTCGGTCGATCTGGCTGTTAGCGAGAGTTCCCGAATTGGTGGCAGTTGTGTTGGACTGCGCTATACGTCCGTCCATGCTACCGGCAGAAGCCCCTAAAGCGTTGGCGGAGTTCTGCATGGACCCCAGGCCAGCTTGTATGCCCGTATTTTGCTGATCCCGGTACTGCTGCTCCGAGAGCCCCAAGCCAGTTTGCGTCGGTGCCTGGCCTGTAGGAGCAGCCGGCAATGCTCCCATGTCAACCTGCTTGCCAGGCTGTCCCATGGATTGATACACACTCCCGAGCATTCCTTGCAACTCAGGCGAGAGCTGGTAGCTGTTCGTCCATTTGTTTGGATCAGCCGGATCACGCGACCAGGTCGACGATCCGAAGGGAGTTTTCTGATCGTACCGATTCAGCTCTGTTTCCAGCTTCGCCGCGTCGACATTCGCCTGCCCCTGTGCCTGGGCAGTTTTAACCGGATCAGGTGCTGCTGGAACTTTTGGACTTTTACCCATGATGACGCCTCTCTATAACCACTTACATTCTTCTTTCAGCATCCCATGCAGGATACCGTCGCATTCTGGATACCACCGTCGGAGCAGGCCTTCAACCTGCAATCCTAGCTTTTCTGTCATTCTGAGAGATTCCGCATTCGTTACCCTGACCACTGACTGAATTCGACGGAATCCCATGGCAACGAAAGGGTAATAAAAAATCGCTCGGAGTGCGGAGCGATTGACTGGACGAGGGTGGAAGGCTGCTACACTTATCTCACAGCCTGCCGGGACAAAGTTGTGAAAGGCTATGACCATGAGCACTTCCCCCTCGTCGCTGACCGTGGCCGCCCAAGTGACAGGTTGATCGAACTCCGTCCCCAGGCGGGCTTCCAGAAGCTGAAGAGTTTCCCTATTCTGGCTCCAATCCAGTTTCAAATCAATCCCCCACCTTCCACAATGAAGTCTGTTGCAATCCATGTCATGGTAACATCCTTAGCCTCCATCCGCAAGCGAAGGGCTGCGGTACGGCCAAGTCGGGCGTTGACAGTCTGCCACCGGGAGATAGTGAGGGAAGAGCCATTCCAGACACTTCCATTCCAGGAGGATTGATCCCAACGGGAGAGGGCTTGGAGGTAGTTGACATTAGAAGCTTGGAGGGAATTGTCGGCGAAGTCAGTGTCGATCCCAAGGCGCAGGGAGACGCTGGCCGAAGCCTGGATGATCGGTCGGACCATCTTGACTTGTTTGTTGGAATAGGAACCAAGGGGGGAGAAGGCGGTTTTGCAAACGCCTGTGATCGTTCCGCCGTTGTCGGAGGCTCCTGTCCAGGCTTCATTCACGTTGTTGTGAAGGGCAAAATAAACCTTCCCATCGAAAGCCAGCCAGGCTTCTGCGTGCATACCAGTGAACCTGCACCAGGCACCAGTCATCGTATTCATGACGAACTGGTAGGAATAGACGATGTTCCGGGTAGGGTAGTTCAGAATCGGAATGTTCACGATCAGCATGGAGGCCTCGGGGAAGAGGATGACCTGCCAGCCGTAGAGGGCGGCATATTCCTGTGCGAAGTCGCTGTAGGCTCGCTGGATTTTTTGTGTCAGTGCAACCGTGCGACCCTCTGTCTGAGCCTTGCCAAGCGAACGTGAGAGTGGGTAGACTGCGGCCTGGGTGATGACTGCCGTATCGGATGCCATCTGGACAAAGCACCGACGGGACATTGGCTTGGCGAGCTGGAAAATCCCGACGATGGAGAAGGTTGTGGACAGGGACGGATCGGTGCCCTTGTAGACCACAACCTCACCTTCAGAGGTGATGGCGACGAAGTAATCGTCGGGACCTTCCCCGCCGTCGATCGTCCAGGTTGTGGTGGCGACGAGGTAGCCGCCCTTGCTGAACACGGCGCCAAGCGGGAATTCAGCAGCCGCACCTGCAATGGCATTGTTTGGAAGGTACCAGAACGACAGGCTATCCTTTTTGCACAGGATCACCCTGGTTTTGAACTTGGAAATGTTCGTGACAAGGTCGGTGTCGATACCAGTGATTGCTGGGGTGGATACACCATCCATCACGACCCAGGTTGTTCCGTTATACAACCGCATCTTGTCCACACCGTTGCAGGCGATGAGGAAGCTGCCACCGGCAGTTGTGACGTTGGTATGTTGCCAATCTCCGTTCGTGGCTGGAGTGGCAGGGGTGGTGGCGTCTCCGGCAGTGATGTCGAAGATTCCGTTTTGGCTGGCCGCGAAGAGCTTTGCCACACCGGCTTGGGATTTGTACCCCATGAGCGTGCGGATTTCTTCACCCGGAGGGAGCTTTGCCTGCCCTTTAAACCCCTTCCGAAGCTGTACATCGGAAGTCCGAGGGAAGAAGTTGTCGAGGTAAACTGCCTCATTCTCCCGCATGTCAGCGATGGAGTCAGAAGCATTCCAGCCCCTGATCGGGGCTGTCATTGTGCGGGGCCGGGCGGTAGTGCTGCCCGATTCGGAGATAGGCTGGCGCATCAGCGTGGTCCCAAGTTCGTTGGCATGAAAATGATTGGCTGAGCAGAATAGCATCCTCCGTCCATTCGGAGAACTGGCTTGGAGCCGTCATGCCCGTTGAATTCGGCGACTTTGGTTTCGTACTCGCGGAAGGCTTCGGCATACTTGAAGCCCTTTTCGAGCCTCCAACGCCAGTTCAGGCCGGCCAGGAGCACGGAGGTTGGGAAGCTGGAAGTGTCTGTATCGACGGAGAAATAGGATTTCCAGGTGACTTCGTCGGCTGCCCGAACCGCCCAATCAGACGCATATTCGAGGGCCAGTTCCGGACCTGCCGAAAGCTCCCCAAGCAGCAGCAATTCCCCGCCCATCACGCGATACTGCAACCAGGCTCCGAGACTCTGCCGGCCTTTCATGTCCGCCCATTCCTGAGCCGAAAGCGGGCCACGGACCGGAAGCTGGCGCGAACGATCCCAGAAAGTTCCGTTCACGATCCACTTGAAACCGAAGGGGCAGAGGTCCGTCAGCTTACCCTGGGATTCAGTTCCGGTTTGCAGCCACACGGTTTGCTTTTGAAGAGCTTCACCGACATACCGTGTGGTCAGGTCCTCCAGGACTTCATTCAGCAATCCGACCAATTGAAGCAACTGATCATCCTGTGAACCCATGACAAGCGGGGGGATTGGCAGGCTGCGCCGAGCGCAGAATTGCTTGATGATTTCCAGGAGGGTGGCGGACATGAGGATTCCTTACAGAGGCTGGCCTGGGCCGTCGTCATCGAGGAAGTCCGAAGCGGAGATCGACTCGGATTGAGCAGCGGCTTGCTGATTTGCTGGCATCAGGGCTTTAATCTGAGCGCCGAGCTGATCCATCTTTTCGTTCAGCACCTTCTCGCGAGCTTCCGATTCGGACAGTTTCTGCCGCAGCGCCGCGAGTTCTTCCGCCGGCTTGCCATTGCGTTCAGCTGCCGCCAGATACTCGATGGCGCGTTGTTTGAGGCTGCGACCGCCCATGCCCAGGCGAGCGATGGATTCTTCATTCATGGTGGCGACGTCCTGCACCGAACGGAGGTTGAGCGACAGGAGCGCCTTCACCTGCGATGGCGACAGGCCCGGCCAGTCAATCACCGGGATACCGTCGATCGGTGATTCCTTACCAGCTTTGAAATCTTCATACGCCGCCACATACGAACGATACCAGGCATCGGGCAGTCTGCCTGCCTGCACGTCTTCCTTCTTCTGCGGCAGCCATTCGACAACGATCCGTTCGATTCGGTCCTTCGAGCCTGGTGGGGTGATCAGCGCGTAGTCGACGTCCTTGCCGACATACACGCCTTGTTTGATGGTTGCTTCACGATCTTCAACCGAACGGGTTTCGAAGACTACGTAAGCTGGACGTTCTTGTAATTGTTCCATTTGAAATTCCCCTTGAATGCTGATCCCCTGAAAAAGCCCCAGAACCCGAAGGTTCTGAGGAAACCACCGGGGGAACTATCGGTGAAAGCTTACAGCGGCGAGGCGGTTTTACGAACCCAGCCGTACTCGCCATTGGCGAATGCCTGCTCGGCCGTGTAGTTGCCGGCGCCGGTGGAAATGGTGAAGCCGCCGGTTGCGACGACAACAGCTGCGGCCGCGACTGGTGCGGTTGCGCGGACGTAGACGTAAGTGGTGTTCTCCGGGGTAATCATCGGAGTGCCCAGGTTGAATTCCTTCTCGGTCGTGCGGCGGGCTGAGTTAGCGCCCACCAGACCTGCGCGATCGAATGCCATGATTGAAGCTCCTTTTCGGGGGTATTTATTCCCCGGAAATACAAGCGAGTATTCCGGGGGGATTATTCGGGCCGGCTTAGGCCTTCATCACGCCTTGCAGCATGCGATTCGACACCACCATGTTACCCATCCAGAGGATTGGGATGACGGCCGCGTCCTGGTTGTAGGGCTTCATTTCGTCCATGACGGTCATGTCGGCGTCAGTGTGGGCGACCAGGTAGATGTACTCGGTGTTCAGAGCATACATGTGGTTGGCTGGGATACCCGAACCGCCGTCGAAGATGACGTCTGCGTCCTTGTATTTCAGGCTGATGAAGCCGCCCTTGGCCGAGTCGCTGGTGGTGTAGCGCTTCATCGAGAGCTGCGAATTCTCGAACATGGCGAAGTATGCGTTGTCAGCGATGTAGAGGTCCGGCTTGTCATCGCCACGGACCAGGCTGAGCCACAGGTTCAGCATCTGGTTTTCGATGGTGTCTTTCGACATGGTGACGGCACCACCGCCCTGGAGAGGGGCTGCGGCCGATTGGACCTTGTTCCGCCAGAAGGCCCACGCCGACGAGTCAATCCCGCCGATGGTGCCCAGGCCGGTGTCCGAAACCAGGGCTTGCAGCCCGTTGATCTGGTTGGCCAGCGTACCGTCGGAGTAGATATCGTAGGAGAAGTTGTTCTTGAAGGTGCGGGTGGCATTCTTCATGCGCGCCTTCACCAGGTTGATAATGCGCGCTTCGCCTTTATTCGTGCGGAGTTCCTGGCCGGAAGCGGTCACGTTGATAGCGATCTGGCGCCATTGGTATTCCGCAGCCGAGATCACGTCCGACGCGCCAATATTCAGCGTATCGTAGCCCGAATAGCGCTGGTAGGTTTGGTTCTGCGCGTAGTCCAGCGGCTCGACGATCGACAGGCCACCGTCTTCGTGCTTGATGTTGCCTTTGGATTGCAGGCGGCGCAGCAGGGCGTTGTTGTTGGAAACAGCGTCCTTGACTTCCTTGCGATGTTTGCGGAAGGTCGTCGTGACCAACTCGGTGAAGATGGCGTTTGGGGATGGCATTGTAGCTCCTAAGAAGGTAAACGATTATTCGCTGCGACTGTGGATTTTCGCCAGCGTTGCTTTAAGCGTGTCGTCGATGCTCCCCAGCCCAGCCGTCCCGCTGGTCGGTTTCTGCGTCGTGCGGACATTCGCACCCATGGCTTGACGAGCCTTGCCAGCCTTATCTTCCGCAGCCTTGCGAGCGGCGTCCGCTTTTTCCGTCGCAATCCGGGCGATTTCTTTGTCCCGGACAACTGGATTACGATAGATAGCTTGCTGGTAAGCGTCTTTCAGGTCTTTTGCCAATCCCGCGTTCATCAAAGCGACAATGTCGTTTGACACTTCTTCGAAGTAGGAATTGGCCGGGTCGGCGGCGAAGGCATTGATTTCGGCAGCCAGCTTCGAACGGATTTCCGTTTCCTGCTGGCGGGCTTGCGTCGACTGCCATTGCTCCGTTTGCGATAGTTTGGATTGTACAGCTTTCAGTTCTTCGCGCAAGGCTTTGACTGCCGGTTCTTCATAAGGCGCGTCGGCAGGATCGGCTGGATTGGATTCGATGCCGGCGCCCTTGGCAATGTCCATGAGGGCGGTCATCTTCTGCTCAGGAGAGCCGAGGCTGAGCGTGGCATGTAGTCCCATCATCTGGTTGACCAGGTGGACAGGATTGTGGCCTTGTTGGGTGAGAAGGGGGACGAAGGGTTCGATGGCGGAGTGAAAATTCTGGCCGATGGTTGCCTGGGCTTTGTAACCTTCCAAACCCTTGAACATGTCTTCTTCGCGCTTGGCGATTTCGGCCTGGACAGTCGACGGGAGCTTGTCCCATTCGGCAGCAGCTTCAGCACGCCAAGTGCGCGGGGCGGTTGGCTTGGCAGGGGCAGTCGGATCGGTAACAGCCGCGTCGACCGGCTTTTCGACTTCCGGTTCGGCTGGCTTACCTTCCGGAGGTTCGGTGGGCTTGCCAGTGTATTCACGATCGTTTGGGTCGGCCTGGGTTTCCGGGTCAGGGTCAGCCTCTCCACCGAAGAGGTCTTCACCGATGGCGTCCGAAGCTGCTGCCAGATCGAAGTCCCCACCGCCGGAGGTATCGCCACCGCCATCCAGCTCATTCATGAAACGCTTGTACCACAGTTTTTTAATATTCATTGTAAGTTCCCCTTAGATTCGTTCGATTGAAACATCTGCACCAGCGTCGAGCTCCTTCCCGAGCTGTTCTTTCTTTTCCGCCGGCAGGTTGGCGACGAATTCTTCTGCCGTGGCTTCGACCTTGGCATCGAAGATTGCATCTTCTGCCGCATGTTGCCGGGTCAGTCCTTCCCGTTCACCAGGCTCGAGAATCCGGCACCCGTGCCGGGCAAGATTCTCTTCGTGCTCTTTCCGGCTGGTAATCGGCTTGTCCGTGATTGGGCAGCGGTAGGAAACATCCCCCTGAACAAACCCCATCGGAGCCACGGTGAAGATTCGGTCTGCGAACTGGCCACAATTGCAGCGGACTACCGGGGAGTAATCCCGGATTGTGCTGACTCGGTCGAACTTGTGTCCGTCCTTGCAGCGGTATTCATACGTCGGCATTCGGTTCCCCTTTGTTTGCGGCTGCCATGGCTTGTTCTTCAGCCTTCGCCACCTGTTGCTGTTGCTTGAAAATTCGATCCTCTTCCCGGATTATGCCTTTTTGCTGGATTGCTTGCAAGGCATCTTGATGTTCGGCGGCCAAGCGTTCACGCTCGAACTGCATTTTCTCCCTTTCCAAGGCCATTTGCTCGCGTTCCAAGTTCATTTTTTCCTGGGCCTGGGCAGTTTCCATCTCGAATAACTGCTGTTTGTGCTGCATTTCCATCTTGTTGCGCTCCTGTTCCATTTGGAGCTTGGCTTGCTCGGCCTGGGCTTTCGGGTCAGCACCTTCCTCCTTCGGTGGAGGCGCTTCCATTTGCTGGATTTGATCCTCGACCTCGGTGCCAAAGCGGAATCGTCGGGTGATGGCGAGCAGCATGGTTTTGGCCACGTCGAAGGACATGTACCCCTGCTCGATCATCGGGGCCACGCCATTGAGGAACTGGCTGAGAGAGTTGAGGAACTCTGCCACATCCTGTTTATCTTCCGTAGCTTCAGCATCAACAGTCGAGTTGGTTTCGATATCGACCTTGTACTGACGTTGGAGATCATCCCCGAGCACTCCCAGGATATCTTCCCAGGAGGGCTTGGACAGGATTTTCTGCAACTCTGCCATTTGCTGCTGGAGTTGGGGATCGGGTTGGCCAGGTTGTCCGTCAGGCCCAGGCATTGGCTGCATGGCTTGTTGGAGCTGGGGGAGGAGTTGCTGAGCCTGCTGTTTTTGTGCGGCAGTCGGGAATTCCATTCCGGTCATGGCTGCAAAGGTTTCCGGAGCCAGGTTCTCGCCGGAGATTTCCGCCATAATCCGCAGACAATCCCGAACATACCGCATGACTTCCTTCTGCGAGCGTTTCAGCCGCAGGGTCCCCCACTGATTCTTGATATTTTGCGCAGTGGCGGTTTCGGAAGCCCTGGACGAGCCTCGAAGGATGTCGGATACACCAGTGATTTCGTAGATGACGGATTTGATCTGCTCGCGCTGGGTGTAGAGCTGCTGGAGGACTCCGACGAGCTTTTCTATGGGGAAGAACCAGATTGCACGATCGAGGGCTTGGCCCTGGAGCATCGCAGCAACGTTCTCCGCCGGCAGGAGAGTGTTATCTGGAGCACTCATCAGCTCCGACAAACCACTCAAGGTTCCGTCGTAAAAGCCCCGAACCTTCATGGCCTTCATGATCTTGTTGATTCGGTTCGTGCAGGTATTCAACTCCTGCGCCTGCTCCTCATACAGGGAATATAGCGGCGTTGGAGTGGTGGATGAAACCTTTTTGATCAGTTGCAACGGGCGCGGACAGGGAAAGAAGCCGGAAAGCTTCAGCGGCGCATCAACCGTTTTCAGAATCTCCGGACAGGTCGGGCAGACGAAGATAACCTTCCGGCTTTCCTTATCCCAGATTTCGAAGATATGGGCCAGACGGTACTGGCTATCTCCGTCAGTGTAGGTATCCGCTGAATCTTTGTCGTCCTCCTTTCCTGGCACGATGTCAAACTTGATATCATCCCGATCCTTGAAGTGTTTCTTCGCCTCCTCCCGGTTCATGAAGTGTTCGAAGGCGAGCCAAGGAATGGCTTTCCAGACCTTCGCATACCCCATTCGGATGCGATCCCAGGGAACTTCTTCCCCCACGACAGTCTCGGCGGAGACTTCATCAGCCGTGTTGATGGCAGCTTCATATTTGAATCGAGTGATTCCACGGCCAGGCAGGAGAGCTTCCAGCGTGGCGGATTCGATCAGGTCAGTGAAGGGGGTGTAATCCTGATCGTTGGTGTCGATGAGATAGGCAAGTGCACGAGTGCAGACCTTCGAAGCCACTCCTCCTATCGGATCAGCATCCTTGTGCCGGCGCTCAACAACTGGTCGGGGAGTGTTGTTGAACAGGGCCGGAAGCAGCGTTTCCGTGTTCGAGAAGAGGATGTTGAAGTGATTCTGGGATACGTCATCCGAGCCGGATTTCTCAGCTTCGTAGATGTTGACAATCCTCCGACCTTCCTTCCGCCAGTTCGCCTCCCGCTTCCCCGCAGCTTCCAATTCCAGCAGCCATTTCTTCACTTCGGGTTTGTGGCTGATCTCGTCGCGCATGATTTTCCCTTAATCGTTCATAGCCGCACGGCGCTTGGCTGTCCGCTTGGCAATTAGTTCGTTGATTGTGTGTTCGGATGGGAGCTTTGGCAAGTCCCGACCTGGTGGAACCGCACCCTTTGGAATCCAGGGACGAGACATGCAGGCGTAGCGGGTTTCGTCGGCTGCGTGATCTTCAGCTTCGGTGTCGAGGTCTTCAGGGTCCTTGTCGTCGTGCTGGAGGACAGGGATGGTTCGGATGGAATCTTCGCAGCATTCGAGGAAGTAGAGCATCGGGACTCGCCAGACGCTTTCCCCACCTTCCAGAACGATTTCGTACGAAGTTGCCCATTCGTTCGGACTGCAGCTTTCCCCGACGATCCGCTGGCGCATGGCTTCCCAGCCCGCTTTGCGTTTGTTATCGGCAGGTTTCCACGAACAGCCCTTCATTATCATGGATTCTGCGATGGAAGGTCCGCCGTTGCGGATGAAGATGGCAGGATCGGCCGCACCGTAGCGGACACCTTCGATTGGATCGCGGATTTTCTGGCCATGTTCGTTGAAGACTGCACCTTCGCGGGTTAGGATGCCGACAGCCATTTGATCGGCTGGAATTTTCAACCCTTTGTTCGGACCTTTGGCTGTGTACCATTCCCGGTACTTGACCAGCGCGCCTTTTGGCAATCCCCAAGTTCCGTCGGAAACAATGTACCATCCTGTGGAAGCTGGTTTCGCCGACCCCCAATCGTGCGCCCGGAACTTCATCGCATTGGCAGGGAACTTGTCAATCCAGCCCATGGAGAGGATGTTCTGATCCGACCATTCATCGAAGAAGGCTCCGTCGACAATATCCCAGTTCCCTTCCAACCATGCCTTGACCAACGCTTCCGAACCGGACTGACGCAGACGGAGAATGTAGGTCGGGTCATTCCGCATCAGAAGTTGGTTGTCCCCGATCTTGGAAGGGATGAAGACTCGGTCAAGTTCGACTGTTACCTTTTCGCCATCGAGTTCGAAGGTGGTTTGTTCGCGGAGGACTTTGTAGCCTTTTGGAGCTGGATTGATGTATCGGGCTTTTACCCAATTATGCCCAGGACCGCCAGGATTGCCAGTAAGGCGCATCCCCACAGGGACGCCAGTTCCCGAGCGTAAAGTGGCTCGGAGTTTGTCGATAGGCCCAGGATTCGGGAAGTTAGTGAGTTCTTCGACATAGACGCGGGTGTAGCTGTGTCCCTGATACTCCTCCGCATCGGAGTCCCTTTCGAGGTAAACGAACTTAAGCCTGGCCCCATTTTTCATAGTCCAGGTTTTCTGCTGCTCGTTGTATTTCCCACCAAGTGGCTTGAAAATCTGCTTGGTCCGGGCGATCACCTCCGAAAGCTGGGTGAGTTTCCGCCGGACGAAGATTCCGATGGCACCTTCACCATACATTTCCGAATGCTGCAGCCAATCCCCGATGGAACTCTCCGTCTTCCCACCTCCCCGAGCACCGCCATAAAACACTTCGAAGATATTGCATTCGAGAAGTGCCGTTTGCGGTCCGGGCTGGGGTTGCCAGAGGACTTTCGGACCAGTGCGATCTTCGGGCGCTTGGAACATTATTTCCTTTTCTGCTTTGCAAGGGCCATTACCAATGCAAGCTCTGTAGCCATGGTGGCATCTATATGATCAGGAGCTGGTTGAAAACTACCCTCGCCCATGTAACGCTGAGCGGCCCAAGCTCCTATCTCTTCTGGATTTGCCCGGTACTTACCTTCGGCTTTAGCCCACTTTGAGGCCCCAAGTGCATTGATAAGTTTCTCCCGCGCCTCGGAACTTATAAGTTTATTATGAGCCTCCTTAAACTGCTCTGAGGCCCCCAGCTCGTATTTTTGATGGATTAGCTGCCTTTCAGCTGCATGTGCAAGTTCGTGCCCGAGCACAGCTGAGGAGGCGCTAGGCCGAAGCCCTACTCGCCCAGCATCGTCTCCCCCTATAACGGCTTTAAATTCCCCGCTTGCCTCCGGATTCATAACCCCTCCCAGCGCAATATCAGGAACTTTACCCCTCCCCTGTAAATACTCCATAAACTGACTTCCAAGGTTGTCAGTCGATATACTGCTGATAAGTTTTGTGAGCTTATCCATGTGTAGAAGTCCTAGCGGATTTCCGCTTCAATGATGTTGGAATCTGGCCCGGCAGGGTTGTGGGCATCGGCCCAGGCTTGCGCGGATTCGATCTTGTTTGGGAGCTGGACGACGAAGCTGTTTTGAATGGCGACATTTTGCTGCCTGGCTCCGTAGCCTGCAGCCTTAACCGAAATGTCGAAAACCTTCAATGCCAGGTCAGGGCTTTGCGTCTGTTCGAGTTTCTTCGCCAGGATGTCGGCCGATTGCATGGCCAGTCCGCGAATCCGTTCCTCCGCCGACTGCACGATCGTGGGATCAATAAGATCGCCTTTACGTTCAGCTAATCGAGCCTGGAAAGCGTCCGAGCAAAAGATTCGACTTACCCAAGCCTGCGTATAGCCAAACGCTTTTGCTATCTCCCCTTGACTTGCCGCTGGATTTGCAATGATCCAGTCCAGCATAGCGTCATGGGTGTACTTAATCCTGGAAATCGCATTGGAAGCACTTACCGTGCCTTGTAGTGGTGCACTGCTCATAATAAGTTCCCCTCATGATGAATTCGTTTCGCAGCCAAGTAAGCTTCATGGGCAAGCAAAGGGGTTTCATATTCACCTAAGTGATTTTGAAAGCCGTTCACTGTGATAGTAGCTCGCCATAGACCTCCCTGCCCTTCGCATACCCCGAGATAACCACTTTTATTCCCTTTTTTAGGTCCCCGCATGTTTTGCTGATTCATGGCCTGGGTAGCCTGTCGAAGGTTTTTGAAGCTGTCATCCGTACGGTCGCCATTTTTATGGTCTATTTGTTCCGTAGGCCACTCTCCAGTCATGTATAGCCAAGCCAAGTGAGAGCGGAGTCGGAGCTTTCCGTTGAAGTTAATGCGTATATAGCCGTGACCGTTATTACTACCAGCTTTTGTCCCCGGAGCGCAAGGCCCTCGCTGAACTTTAAACGTGAACTCTCCAGTGATAGGGTCATAGTCAAATAATCGCTGAAGTAATGCCTGGTGCTTTTGCATATCCGCCCTCTCAGTTAATTTGAATTTATATTATCACTTGCACGTGTATTAAGCAAGTGCCTACCTTCTAGACGGGCGGAGACTTATAAGGATTTAAGTACTTGGAATAACCCCCTGGAAATAGTAATTAGTATTCCCGCGGGATTATTAATCTTACTTGAAATTTTTTATGGAATGGGAGTCCCAGGATCGCATAGGGTAGGAGGGATGGAAAACTGACGCTCGCGTGTGGGCTGTGTATGCCCGTGAATACCCGCCAGACAGACCCTCCCCCTGCCGACAGCCCCACCCCCCGGTCGGACCTGGTGGAGGAAGCCAATAGGAAGATTAGAGGGAAAACTCTACAACACTGGCTTGACAATGGAGGAGAATCCTGGTATCCGCGCATGTGCCGGCATCGCGCGCTCATATTAGGCGGACTAGAGGGAAAGCTCTAGAGATTCCAGTTGCGGGATGGAGGCGGATGGAGGATACTGAATCCATCGAAACAGACATACAACGGAGGGCAGGATGGAACAGGGTTATTGTGGAGTGTGGTACGGGATGGGGGATGCCTGGCTGGATGATGGGTTTGGGAACCTCGTTTCGACGAAACATCTGTGGAGTTTGTTTGAAGCGGTGAAGGCGGAATGACCCTGGCCTTTGCGGTGGAATTAGTAGCCTGGATTATCGGTGGCGCAGCGATTGGGATTGTCGGAATCGACATCCTCTGCGCCGATTAAACTCAACCACGTAGTTAACCTGAAGGAATTAGATCATGACCAAAGCACGCACCCCAGACATCGCCGTGAGCGCCAAATTTCCAGACATGAGCATCACGCCAACGGCGCAGCAGAAGATCGAATTGGGTATGCTCGATCTGCAATTTAAGGATGGGCGGTTCCTCACGTTGGATGCGAGCAAGCTTTCCGGGGAGATTCTCGGACAGGCGATCATGCACGGATTGAAACAAAAACTCGTGGATGCAGCAGCAATCACCCGCGATCCTGAAACCGGACGGTCGGCGACGATTCAGACCAAATACGATGCAATCGAGGCGATCATCGCCCGGTTGATGGGCGGCGAATGGAATAAGAATCGGAGTGGCGTGCCAACCGGCGGCTTGCTCAAACGCGCATTGGTTCAGATGTATGCCGGTCGGAAAACGGCTGAGCAAATCGAGGCATTCCTGGCCGGGAAGAGCGACAAGGAAAAGACGGCTCTTCGGAAAAATCCCCAGGTTGCCGAAATTATCGAAAGCCTCCGTGCGGCCGATGCGAAGGATTCCGGCGAGGAACTTCCCGATCTCTTGGCCGAATTGGACGACGGCGGCGAGGCGGAGGCTGCTCCAGCCGAATAACCTCCAATCCAGCCGACCAAGCCACCCTTCGGGGTGGTTTTTTGCGCTGGCACGTCCATATCCAGGGGAATATCCTCCCTCCGTTCGCCGGGGGATTGGCCCATTCGGGGAATCGACGGAGAGGGGTCAAATCGGGCCGCCACGCCGCGATCGCCCATGGGGATACCCAACCATACCATCCCTCTCTCAAACCCCGCCACGGGCCTCTAACTAATCCCCCGGAAATACTAATCCGTATTCCCCCCGGATAAATCCTCTCCCTGGCCTCCTATTCCAGCCAATCGCCGCCAATCCTCGCCAATCAAGCCAAACCCATGCGAATCGTGGGAATGCTCGTTGCATGTACCCTACCCCCTTCCTCCCTTCCCTCGGTTGATTCCGTTGCAATTTGGCACGCTCCCCCTGCCCTCCCTCGGTCTCCTTATACTCTCCTCCTCCTTACAATTTTTTTTTTATAACTGAGAATAGAACGAGCGTACGGAAAAGGAGGAACCTGGAGGGAGAGGGAACCTGGAGGGAATAATCCGGGGGAATAGAAGGAGGGGAAGGGTCGGTAGGGTATGCACAACGAACAACCCCGCGATTGGCATTGAATTTTGAAAACGCCCAGGATGGGCATACACACGAAAGACTGGCCGAAACTCAATTGACGACTGGACCGGAATGGGTGAATATGCATTATTCCGGGGGGAAGTCTACTAGGTCTCCGCCCGATTTGGACAATGACTGACAGGAAGGAGTTTTATCATGGGGGCTGTTGAGCAACGAACGGCGCTGCTTCAGACGATCTGGAGGCGAGCATTTCACGACCCGAAGGGGGAAGTTCGGATTCATTTCAAATCGGCGAAGGAGGCGAAGAAGGTTCGGTTTGACCTTTACAATGCGGTACGAGGGGTGAAGGAAAACCCGACGCTTGATCCGAGATTGAAGGAGGCAGCGGAAGGATGCAGCCTGGCTTTTGACGGGGAATTGACGATTGTAGTTAAGCGGAAGGTTGTCGAGGATTCGCTACTGGAGGTCGCGGAAGCCCTTGGGGTGGACTTGACGGAAGTTCGACCGGC